ATGGGGGTGGATGACAGACGATAATCAAGAACCGTATATCGGTGCGCCATTATTACATTATGTAGATAGGCAAACCTTTGCTCCGTCCCCAACTTCAACTTATATAAGTTTTAGAACCTCAGATACCGCAAGAGTTGGTTTGTATAATTATTATATACCTTTAAACTCAAACAACACTTCGGGTACAGGGCAGTCTTTAAATTTCTTTGCTGAAATTGACGAGTATTCTTTAACAGTAAACACTGAAACTTTGTTTAATAATTATTATGTAAATTATATAAAAGATGTTTTTAATAGTAAAAGAAGATTAACAAAATTAAAGGCTTATTTGCCATTGAAAATATTATTAAACTTTGAACTTTCTGATAGGTTTGATATTAACGGACAAAGGTATAAAATTAACTCAATCACTACGAACCTAAAAACAGGCGAAAGCGATATAGAATTATTAAACGAAGTATGATACAAAATATTTTAGAAATGCTAAAGATAGCAAACGGAGAAACGGAAAACATTCGTATTGCACAAGGTAAATATAAACTACCCGAAACATTAAAAGACACATACAATCAAATTAAAACAGAGATAAAATGGCGACAAAGGTAACAATAGATTTAGAAGCTAAAACCGATAAGGCAATAGGCGAAATTGAATCTTTAAAGGAGCAGATTGTAGAACTTAATAAAAAGGTTGCAGAGGGTAATGACAACACTAAAAAAGGTTTGGGTGGTGTTGAGAAAGCAACAAAAGGAGCGTTAGGTGGTGTTAAAAAAATAGGTAGAGGCTTAAAAGCATTAACAAGTGGTGTTGGAGTTTTGTTTCTTCTGACTAAAGCATTTGAGGTTTTTAAAGAGATAGGAATGAAAAACCAAAAGGTTGTAGATGCCCTTGACATTGCTATGGAATCTTTAAGTATTGTGTTTAATCAATTCTTTACATACATATCGGATAACATAGGCACTTTTACTGGGTTCTTTAAAGATTTATTTGAAAATCCACAAGTTAAAATAAAAGAACTCGGAAAAACAATATATGACGGTGTAGTTGTAAGATTTGAGCAACTAGTAGAGGTTTTAGGTTTAGCTGGAAAAGCATTGTTTAAATTAGTAAAAGGAGATTTCTCGGGAGCATTTGATACAATAAAAGAAGCAGGAAAAGAAGTTGTTGATGTTGTTACAGGGGTTGACGGTAGTTTTGAGCAAGTTTCTGAAACCATTACCGACTACACTAAAAAGGTTATTAACTCCGCTAAAGAAAATGTTAAGTTAGCCAAAACTGCAGAACTCGCAGCGGTTAAAAATCAAGGTATAATAGAAAAATTTGATAAACAAGCAGAGCAATTAAGACAAATAAGAGATGACGAAAGTAAAAGTTTTGCCGATAGGATAAAAGCAAACGAAGATTTGGCGTTAGTTCTTGACGAGCAAGAAGAACAAATGCGAGCCAACGCTAATTTAATGGTTGAAAGAGCCAAAACAGAACTTGACAAAAATAAAGATAATATTGAGTTGCAAAAAGAATATCAAGAAGCACTTAACGAACAAGCTGGAATTGAGGCTCAAATAACTGGTTTTAGAAGTGAGCAACAAACAAATGCAAACTCATTATTAAGAGAACAAAAAGATTTACAAAACGAATTAGCTTTAATAGGTAAATCAGAAAGAGAAATAGAACGTATAGAGTTACAGCAAGATTATGATGCTAAAAAGTTATTAATTGAAAAAGAAGTAACTGACCAAGACCAAAAAAATCAATTGTTGTTATCATTAAAAGAAAAATACAATGATGATTTAAACGAATTAAATAAAGATGAATCCGATAATGAAATAAAATGGGCTGAACTAACAAGCGAAGAAAAATTAAAAGTTGGTATGGATTCGTTAAACCAAGCAGCCCAAGCCTTTGGAGAAGAATCGGCAGTAGGTAAAGCTGCAGCAATAGCAAACGCCACAATTCAAACTTATGAATCAGCTACAGCATCATACAAATCTTTAGCTGGTATTCCAATTGTTGGTCCAGCTTTAGGTGCAGCAGCTGCAGGTGCAGCCATTGCGTCTGGTATCGCTAATGTGAAACAAATTACTGCAACAAAAACACCAGGTGGAAAGAGTGTTGGAGCACCAAGTATAAGTGGAGCTGGTACACAAGCAACACAACCACCAGCATTTAATATCGTTGGAGCTTCAGGTACAAATCAATTAGCAGAAGCTATTGGATCTCAAGAGCAACAACCAGTAAAAGCTTATGTAGTTTCAAATGATGTTACAACAGCTCAATCAATGGATAGAAATATAGTTGATGGAGCAAGCATATAAACTATAACAAAAACAAAAAATATTATTATTAATATATGGATATTATAGAACTATTTATAGACGATGAAAATGAGTTGTCTGGTATTGATGCTATTTCTGTTGTAGAAAATCCAGCAATTGAAGAGGATTTCATAGCATTAAAAAATCAAGAATTTAAGTTGGCTGAAGTAGATACAGAAAAACGTATCTTAATGGGACCAGCTTTAATACCAAACAAACCAATATATCGTAGAAACGATCAAAAAGAATATTACATTTATTTTTCAAAATCAACAGTTAAAAAGGCATCTGAGTTATTTTTAATGAATGGCAATCAAAACAAGTCAACATTAGAACATCAATTACCTTTAACTGGACTATCTGTTGTAGAATCTTGGTTAGTAGAAGATGATGTACATGACAAATCAAGAAAATATGGATTGAGTGTACCTGTTGGAACATGGATGGTTTCTATGAAAGTTAATAACGATGAAGTATGGAATGAATTCGTTAAAACTAAAAAAGTCAAAGGATTTTCAATAGAAGGATATTTTGCTGACAAATTAGAAAGACCGCAAGACAAATCGATTAAAGATGAACTTGCTGAGATAGAAAACGAAGAAGCAGAGTATTTATTATCTACTATTAAAGGTATTATCAAACAAGATAAAAGGTATAAGAGTGGTCAGGTTACAGAATTAGAATCATATAGTGATTATCCTAAAGCTGTAAAAAACAATGCCAAGAGAGGTCTTGAAATGAATAAGAAGGTTGATAATAAATGTGCAACTCAAGTAGGAAAAGTTCGTGCACAACAATTAGCTCAAGGAAAAGCTGTGAGTATTCAAACAATAAAAAGAATGTACAGCTACTTATCAAGAGCAGAAACATATTACGATCCTAACGATTCAAAAGCTTGTGGAACTATTTCATATTTATTATGGGGTGGATTAGCTGCAAAAAGATGGTCAGAAAGTAAATTAAAAGAATTAGGAGTAATAGATTTAAAAGAACCATGTTGGGAAGGCTACGAAATGGTTGGATTTAAAATTAAAGATGGAAAAAAAGTACCTAACTGTGTACCTGAAAAATAATGGAAAACTGGGAACTAAATTTAATAAATAGAATACCGACTGGTTTAATAGTTGGTTGGAGTTTTTATCAACCTATTGAGGAAGATGAACAATATAATTTTTATGAAGCAAATTTGTTTTTATTAATTATTCAAATTCAATTTCGTTGGAATGGCTAAAAAAACAGTTTCATACGGTAAAATAGAAAAACCAAAAAAGAAGCGTAAAGGAGTACATTCTAAAAATGCTTCTAAAGGTCAAGTTAGTTTTAAGAAAAAATATAGAGGGCAAGGAAAATGAAAAAATTTTACGATAGATTCAAAAGATTTTATACAAGTCCAAAAACAAATAAAAGAGCTTGTTTGTGTAAGGATGGAAATACATATTCTCGTAAATGTTGTGATGGAAGTTACCAAGCACAAGGAATTGGCAAGATTTGAAAATATAACAAACTAAAAATAAATTATTATATTATTATGAAACCAGAAGTACAAAAAATCTTCAATAAGTTTTCAGAAAATAAAACGGAATTGTCTATAATAACAGCTACAAATATATAATTAATGAAAGCGAATGATATGTTAACACAAGTAAAAGAACTTCTAGGAATGGAAGTAGAAGCTGAAAAAGTTGAGCTTGCTCAAATGAAGCTTGAAAATGGAACGGTTTTAGAAGCTGAGTCTTTTGAAGCTGGAAAAGAAGTATTTATTGTAACAGAAGACGAAAAAGTCGCTGTTCCTGTTGGTGAATACAAATTAGAAGATGATAAAGTTTTAGTAATAACAGAGGAAGGTATTATTGCTGAAATTAAAGATGCTGAAGAAAAATCTGAAGAAGTTGAAGAGGAAACTGAAGCAAAAGAAGAAGAAGTAGTAGAAGCAGCCGAAGAAGAAAAAGAAGAAATGCGCTACGCTACTAAAGAAGAATTAGCTGAGGTAAAATCAATGATTGAGGAAATCAAAGCTATGCTTGAGCCTAAAGAGGATTTAAGCGAAGAAGTAAAAGAGGAAGTAAAAGAAGAACAATTATCAGCACAAGATTCTGAAGAAGTACAAAAAATTAATCATTCTCCAGAAAGTGTTGTAGAAAAGAAAATGAATTTGTTCGCTAATAAACGTCCTTATTCGACAATCAATAGAGTATTTAATAATTTAACTAAATAATAAAAATGAGTACACAACAAGTAAACTTGACTGGCTCAGTCGCCAGTATCACTTCGACCTACGCTGGTGAGTTTGCAGGAAAATATATTTCTGCTGCTCTTCTTAGCGGTAAAACTTTGGCAGAAGGTTCAATTACCATTAAGCCAAACGTAAAGTTTAAAGAAGTAGTAAAGAAAGTATCTTCTACCAACATTATTGCAGATGGTAGTTGTGATTTCTCTGAAACTTCAAATGCTTTAACATTAACTGAAAGAATCCTTCAACCAGAGGAATTCCAAGTAAATTTGGAACTTTGTAAGAAAGATTTTAGATCAGATTGGGAAGCAGTAGAAATGGGATATAGTGCTTTTGACAACCTACCTCCTTCATTTGCTGATTTCTTAATCGGACACGTAGCTGCTAAAGTTGCAGAAAAAACTGAACAAAACATTTGGGGTGGTGTAGATGCCAACGCTGGAGAATTTGACGGTTTGACTGTTCTTATGGCTGCTGACGGAGACGTAAACGATGCTGCTAATGGATCTGAAACTTCATTCACATCTTCTAACATTGTAACATTGCTTGGAAATGTTGTTGATTCAATTCCAGCTTCTGTTTATGGAAAAGAAGATTTATCTATTTATCTACCAACTGTAGCTTTACAAGCTTATGTTCGTGCTCTTGGAGGATTTGCTTCTGGAGGACAAGGTGCTGCTGGTACAGATTCTAAAGGACAACAATGGTATGATATGGGCAATGCTCTTTCTTTTGAAGGAATCAAAGTTGTACATGCTCCCGGAATGCCTGCGGATCATATTGTAGCTGGTGAAGCTTCAAACATTTATTTCGGAACTGGACTATTGTCAGATCACAACGAAGTAAAAGTTATCGATATGGCAGATCTTGATGGATCTCAAAACGTACGAGTTGTAATGCGATTTACTGCTGGTGTTCAATACGGCATTGGTTCAGACTTGGTATTGCTAACTCTTGCATAATAGTAAATAACTAACTTAAATTAAGGGTAGGTAAGGTAAAGTATCTGCCTGCCCTTTTTTATAAAAAAATAAATAATATGGCTTGTGATTTAACTAAAGGTAGAATTGAACCTTGTAAAGATAGTGTTGGTGGTCTT